GCAGCCGCATCCACTAAATTAACGGAGGCACTCACTGCTAAAATCCACGTCTTTGATGACGGTAGTGGGATGTTGAACAGCCTTGACGCTGGCGCTTTGGATATTTATGTGTACTATATAATAGGTGCGTAACCCGCAAGAAAGAGAACAATGAAAAAATCTGAACTCAAAAATATTATTAAAGAATGTGTGAAAGAGGTGATCTTCGAAGAGGGTGTTCTTTCAGGCATTATCGCAGAAGTCGCACAAGGTCTTCAGGGGTCATCTCTGGTTCAAGAATCTAGACAACCGCAACAAAGCCCAAAACCTTCCCCTCAGGCAAGAGAGGCGAAAAAGCAAGTTCTTTCTGCTATTGGCAACAATGGCTATGACAATATAAAGAGCAAATTTTCTAACCCTCAACTTTTTGAGGGCACAACACCAATACCAAGCGGAGAAGGACGGGGAGCTTTGTCCGGACAATCCCCTGGAGATCCTGGTGTCAACATAAGCAATTTACCAGGGATGCGTAACTGGGGCTCAGTCGTATCCAAACTAAAATAAGAAAGTAGTAAAAATGAGAAAGCAAAAAAATAAGAATTTTTCAAAAAGAGTTAATGGGTGCGTCACTGTAACTGCTGATGAGTGCGGCGGCAATAACGATAGGATGATCCGCAAATTCATTAAAAAGGTAAAAAAAGATGGAATCGTTGAGGAATATAGGTCTAGAAGACACTATACAAAACCATCCGCTATAAAGGCAGAGCGACGTGCTGACCGACAAAGATTAATTGATAAGGTAAATAAAGATAGATCAGAACTACTTAAACCAAGTGGAAAACGAGTTAATCGTAAAACACGAGGGAGAAGATAATGACTAGGAACTATACATACAACACCCCAGGGCTTAACAACGTTGGCTCGTACCAGATGGCTGGTCTGCCGTACTTATCTGGGTCGGAAGGTTTAGATGCTGGCGAAGAGGATCGCCACACGTTCCCGCAGGTTGCAAAATCTGTTACTGTTGTTAACCATGGTAGTCAGCACATAAGAATCGCCTTTGCTCCAACTGGCTCGATGAACACTCCCAGCACGACTCATCACTACATTACCTTGTCTGGCACTGCCGCTACAGCCGGACTCAGTGGTAGTACGCAATTCAGCCTAAACGGTAGAATGAAAGACGTTTACATTTCAAATCCAGCAGCACTCGCTACACGCTATGAGATATACGCAGAACTTACAAACATTGCCTCTGGCGAGATGTTGACACCAACTGGTTCTGGTATTTCACTCTAAAATATAAACCAAAATGGCTATTTGTGTTGCTCATAACTATTTAATTTGATTAACTGCCATCTTAAGGGGAGCAATTTATGTCTAATTCTATGCTAGAGCAGGCCATTTTGGACGCAAGCCAACTTCGTGAAGCCGCTTTAAAGAGTGCCGAGACGGCAGTTATAGAAAAGTATTCTTCAGAAGTAGAGAAAGCAATGCAGTCCATTCTAGAACAGGATGAAGACGATTTTGGACTCGGTGACGACGCAGGTCCTGATGCGGAAGATGAACTAGAAGTGCCTATGGCGCATGACCCGTCCGTTTCGGACGAAGATATAGTGGTGGTTGATCTTGATCAAATCATCGCTGCTGCTGATGCCGAACAGGATCCTGAGGAAACAGATTTTGAGATGGACAGAGAAGAGATCGCTGATGAAGTCGGTCTTGACTTGGACATGGAGCCAGAATTGGACGCTCCAGGCAATAGGGATGACGAGATAGAACTAGACGAAAGTCATCTTGTGGACGTATTCAAAGAAATGTTAACTATTGACATCTCTGATGAAGACCAGGCAATGGTCGCAGAGTATGACGAAGAAGAAGTTGCCGAACAAGAGGAAGAAGAAGGTGTTTATGTAGCAACTGCTTCGAATGATGGTGTTGACAAGAAAGATCTTGAAAGCATTGAATACAAGACAGACCGTCTTGAGTTAAAAAATGAGTCTCTGAACAAAGAGAACAAGAAATTAAGAAATATATTATCAAAAGTTAAGAATCGTTTGGAAGAGGTAAACCTCTCCAACGCTAGGTTATTATATGCGAATCGTGTTTTGCAAGACTCCTCCCTGAATGAGCAACAAAAGAATAGAATTGTTGAGATGGTCGGAAAATCACGGTCGGTGGAAGAAGCGGAGATGTTATTTGAAACTCTTCAAAAGACAATGGCGGGTAATTCTTCTAAGAAAACCCCACAATCGTTGTCTGAAGCTGTGTCAAAAAGATCATCTGTGATTCTTAGTGGACGCCAGCCGGCGGAAAGCACCGATAAGAGCCCTGTTTTAAATCGCTGGGCTACGCTCGCAGGTATTAACGATAAATAACAGATAAATTTAAGGAGAAAAACAAATGTCTGTAATAGAAACATTGACCGAAGGAATTCGTCAACGTTCTCTTGCTCAAGAAGGTGAAGCTCTTCTTGGGAAGTGGGAGCAAACTGGTCTTCTAGAGGGGCTTAACGATGTGAATCGTACCAATATGGCCCGTCTATTGGAAAACCAGGCTGCACAGCTTCTCAAAGAATCTACAACTATGCAAGCAGGTGACGTCGAAGGATTCGCTTCTGTCGCATTCCCAATTGTACGCCGTGTATTCGGTGGGTTACTCGCTCAGGACCTCGTTTCTGTGCAACCGATGAGCCTCCCCAGTGGACTCATCTTTTTCATGGATTTCGTCTACAGCCCCGATAGCGGGATGGGTGCCATTGATGGTAGTGGAAGTGCCCACCGCCTTGGTGCCACAGGTGATAGCTCCATTTATGGTCAAGGCCGTGTCGGTCGTCAAATTCTTAGTGGTGCAAACCTTGCTGATTCTAACGGAGAGCAAAGTTTCTACAATCTAGGAAATGGCTTCTCGAGTCCGACTGGATCCATAACTGGTATTACCATTATTGCGTCTGGTACGTTCGGTGCGAACGAGTCGGCTGATGATGTTAAGACCCTTCGTCGTGACCCTGATCTTATTTCGGGTACCTCGACATACTGCATCGGTGAGATTACCATTTCTAACACTGATGGTGTTAACTTGGACAATCTTTCCGCTCTCGTGCTTTCGGGCACTAACGGTGCTGGTGATCTAGCACCCGATCCGTCGGTTGGCGCTGGTTATCACGCTCGTCGCTTGAACCAGTTCTCTGGTAGCTCAAGAGATAAGGTCTTGATTATTGGTGTTTCCCGAAATGGTGGACAAACTCCAGTTGCCTTGTCTCACTCGTTTGCTGGCGATGGCGCTGGTACCGCCGTCTCGCAGGGTGGTGCAGCCGTTACTGGTAAGGTTTTCTTCCCGAAAACTGACAACTTTGTTGCAGCCGGCGACCCCTTTGGTGCGCTTAAGGGTAGCAGTGCTAACAATGGCTGGGGACTTGAAACAAGTCAACAGATTCCAGAAATTGACATCAAGGTGGACAGTATCGCCGTGACAGCATTGACCAAGAAGTTGAAAGCTAAGTGGAGCCCCGAGCTTGCTCAGGACCTCAATGCTTATCATAATCTTGATGCTGAAGTTGAGCTTACGAGCATCCTCTCCGAGCAGATTGCTCTTGAAATTGATCAAGAGATCCTTTCTGACCTCGTTGCTGGTGCCACTGCCGACACTCTTTACTGGAGCCGTCGCCCTGGTAAGTTCCTCAACCGTGATACGGGTGCGGACATTACCAACAGCTTGGCACCTACCTTCACAGGTACGGTTTCCGAGTGGTACGAGACTCTTCTCGAAACCATTAACGATCTAAGTGCTCGTATGCACCGCAAGACCCTTCGTGGCGGCGCAAACTTTGTTGTTTGCTCTCCTGAAGTTGCTGCGTTGCTTGAGTTCACCGCCGGGTTCAAGGCTAGCGTCAAGCCCGAGGATGATCAAGGTTCGTGGGGAGCGGTTGCCGTTGGCTCGCTAAGTCGTAAGATGGACATCTATGTTGATCCTTACTTCATCCGAAACGTCGTTTTGGTTGGACGCAAGGGAACTAGCTTCCTAGAAAGCGGCTATGTGTATGCTCCGTATGTACCTCTTCAGGTGACACCAACTATCTTCGGTACCGAAGACTTCGTGCCTCGCAAGGGTGTGATGACTCGCTATGCGAAGAAGATGGTCCGTCCTGATATGTACGGTCTTGTTGTGTGCTACGATCTCGCTGGCTAATGTAAATTAGCTACAGGTTGAATAACAACGCAGAGAACCTCGTCCTAGTGGCGAGGTTTTTTGTTTTTATATGCTGTCAATTTAGATTAAAACTACTTACTAAGACAAAGTGTCTTAAAATACATCTATGAGGATTCTTTAATGCCTGTAAACTTACAACCTTCAAGCCAAACGAGCGCCCTAGTGCTGCCCTCAACAGGAACTCACTCTGACGTTGCTGGAGTCTTAGCATATGGTATTTATAGCGGCTCTGAAAGCTTTATTAGTGGTGCTGTAGATCAAGTTACATATGTTTATAATAAATTGGGCGGTAACGTTCTAGATCTAGAAATACAGCCAGATAATGTTTATAATGCTTACGAAGAAGCTTGCCTAGAGTATTCTTATCTTGTTAATACTCACCAGGCAAAGAATGTTTTATCTGATATGTTAGGTAATACCACAGGAACATTTGACCAAGACGGTGAACTGAGTGGGACATATCAAACAAAGGCAAATTTAAAATTCCCTAGATTTCAACTTGGGTATGCTACCCATATTGGTCGAGGTGCAGGACTGCATGCTTCTATTGGAGCCACACAAACAATATACTCGGCTTCTTTCTCTGCATCAAGAGATGTTCAGGATTATGATCTACAGGCTATAATCTATAGTTCGTCCTTAGAATCAGATAAACCTTATTATAATAAGATTGGGTCTAGTTCAATAACAATTCATGAGGTATATTATAAAACACCTAGGGCGTCCTGGCGATTTTTTGGTGGAAGCGCAATTGGTACGGTTGGAAATATGTCAACTTACGGAATGTATGCTGATGATTCTACCTTTCAAATAGTACCTTCCTGGCAAAATGTTTTGCAAGCCTACGCCTATGAAGAAGATATGAATGTTAGAGCTTCTCATTATTCTTTTGAGATTAATAATAATAAACTAAGAATCTATCCCACGCCAGACGGTACCAATCCAGACAAGTTTTGGGTTAGGTTCAGAACGGCTGAAGATGCCTTCGACGAAGAGGCTGATAGAAAATATGGTGCCGATGGTGTTAATAATATGAATGCATTGCCGTTTCCAAATATTCCTTATGAAAATATTAATAGCATAGGGAAGCAATGGATTAGAAGATTCGCACTCGCACTTTCTAAAGAGGTCTTGGGGCAAGTCCGATCAAAACTTGGTTCAATTCCGATACCGGGGAACGACGTAACACTCAATGGGTCTGCGTTATTGTCTGAGGCCAAAGAAGAACAGACCACACTTAGAGAAGAGTTAAAGACTGTATTGGATGAAATGGTGTATGGTAAGCTTGCCGAGGGGGATGCAGCGATGCAAGAAAGTATTAACACTGTTTTCAAAACTATTCCACACGGCATTTATGTGGGTTAAGTAAATGGCAGATAAGAGAAACACCTGGACACAACCAACCTCTCCGCCACCTCCTTTATTCGTAGGAAAGGCTGAGAGGAATTTTGTCAAACAAATAAATGATGAAATTGTTGAGAAGATTGTTGGGCAGCAAGTATTATACTATCCTATAGATATGGAGAGAACAAACTTTCACCCACTCTATGGTGAAGCTATAAATAAAACATTTCTTCCGCCCATAAGAGTATATGCTTTGGTTGAATATGTCGGCTCAGACCGTGTTCAGCAGAAATATGGTTTTGATAATGTGTATAATATAAATGTACACACGCACAAGAGAAGACTTGTTGAAGACCAAGACTTATTCACTCGACTTGGTGACTTTATGCAATATGATGAGATGTATTTTGAAATAGTGGACCTTTTTGAGCCTCGTTATATTTTTGGACAAGACAGTGCATTTACAAATGACGAAACAGCTATGGAAGTAACCCTAGTGGGCAAACAAGCCAGAAGAGGATTATTCAATGCCGATTAGAACACCCGTAAACGTTCAACCCAGTGCATCATATTCTTTATCTCCTTCAAAAATAGAAGATATAGATTTTGCTGTATATAAATTTGTAGACGAAAAATTAAATATCTCTGTAGACACAAACGAAGGATGGGAGAAGGTGCCAGTTCTGTATTCTTTGCCCGAAAGAGCTTACCAGATTAAGAATGATCCCGGTTTGAGACCTAACGGAAGAACTTTGATATACCCGTTGATTTCGATAAACAAGAATAGTGTTGTGCAGAACCCTGCAAACAAAGGAATCTACGGACTTAATGTTCCTCCGTACTTTGATTACTATGATAGGGGTGGTTCTATAGCTATTGCTCGCCAGGTTGAACAAGAACAGACACAAAAGTTTGCCAATGCAAACGCTATTCGTAAATCTACTGGTGGACAAAACAAAAATCGCCAAACCTTTCCGGGCAAAAACAAAAATATTGTTTATGAGACACTTCTTATTCCAATGCCTACGTTTGTAGAAATGACCTATGCAATCGACATTGTGACTGAATACCAACAACAGATGAATCAGATATTGACAAAATTTCACACCTTTACCGGCGATCCAAGTGTTTTTAAGGTGTCTCACGAAAGAAATTCATACGAAGCTTTCTTGGACCCAAACTACACTATAGACTTTAAAGCCGACGGGTTAGACGTTACAGAAAGAATATTTAAGACAACTCTAACACTAAAGGTTCTTGGCTATTTAGTTGGTGATAGGGACAATCAAAACACCCCTATTACAGTAAAGCGCCAAAATGCAGCAAAAATAAGGTTTTCTAGAGAAAGATCTATGTTAGATGAGGAACCAGAATTTCAGGCTGGACGAAAAGATAAGTACAGACCTTAAACTGCAAGGAGTTTAGAGGTTTGCGTTACTATTTATTATTAGCAATCGTGCGTAACGATTGAATAATTTGTTAGCTTAAGAGGAGAACAAAGAAAAAATGGCGAATGATCCCACAAGCAAGTTCAAGTTTATTTCACCCGGTGTATTCGTAGATGAGATAGACAATAGTCAATTACCTGCCACCCCAGCAGGAGTTGGACCTATGGTTATTGGTAGAGCAGTTAAAGGACCAGCAATGGTGCCTCAAACTGTAAGTTCTTTTTCTGATTTTGTTGATCTGTTTGGCAATCCCCAAGCTGGTAACGAGTCGGGAGACATTTCTAGATATGGTAATACGCTAGGTGCAACATATGGACCATATGCTGCTCAAGCTTGGTTAAGAAATGGCACACCTCTTACATTTATGCGTACAGTGGGTGTTCAAGACCCTAACGTCACGACAGGGTTTGCCGGATACAAAGCTGGTACTCTTAGTAGTGATGCTGCCGCTGGTGGTGCCTTTGGTCTCTTCTTATGGCCTTCAGGTACACTCAACTCGGCTGTAGGGCAGGGAGCAGCAGTGACTGGTGCTCTTGCTGCCATATTTTACAACGCTGCTGGACGTGTTCTTTTGTCTGGTACAAGAGGAGATACTCAAGTAACAGCATCTGTTTCTGAGCTTTACACAACAAATACTAATGGCGACATTGACTTGTTGGTGTCTAAGAACGGAACCTTTGGAGCCCTTGAGAAAGTTACAGTTAGCATGAACTCTAACAAGAATAACTTTATCCGTAACGTTCTCAATACTAATCCAACGGTAACAAACGAAGACATTACTCGTCGCAGCACAGCATCCTCCAGTCAAGGCGGAAGAATGTGGCTCGGTGAAACCTTTGAGACTGCCCTCGGACCAAGAATGCAGGCATCGATGGGTGAATTAGTAGCTTCTGGTGCGGCTGGCAATGCTGCCGTGGCGGATACTAAGGCTTGGGCTGCAATCCTCCCCCTTCGTAACCAGCAGACTATTACTGAAGTAGCAAATGACTTCCAGTTTGGTGCCACTAAAGGCACTACAGGTCATTACTTCTCGCAACAGCTTGCACAAGGTGATGCAGCAGCAACTTATGATGCAACACTTCAGCAGAAACTTTTCCGCTTTGAGGCGTTAACTGCTGGTGAGTGGGTGCAAAACACTGTCAAGATATCAATCGAGAAAATTAAAGCTCCTCGTGGAGACTTTGAGCAGTTTGGAACTTTCAGTGTCATTATTCGTGATCTTCAAGACAGTGATAACAAGCCAGTTATCCTGGAGAGATACGATAACTGTAACCTAAACCCTGCTTCTCAAAACTATCTTGCCAGAAAAATTGGTGATAAGTTTGTTGATTATGATTCAACTGAAAAGAGAAATAGAGAATATGGACAGTACAACAACAAGTCCAAGTATGTCCGTGTTGAAATGGACGGTGATGTAGAAGCTGGTGCAACAACACCAGAACTTCTTCCTTTCGGTGTCTTTGGACCTCTTACTTACCGCTCGGTCTCAATTTTGAGTGCCTCAAGTGGTACTCCAAGTGTCTCTGGAACCGGAAATGGTGTCATCGGTGCAACGAACCTCAGTATGTCTCGTGGGCAAATTGCCTCGATGCTAGACGGCGGCGACGGTGTACGATTTGGTCATATCGGCGGATACGATGCTGCCGATGGTGGCGGCGACGGCGCTGCTGCTGGTCCCGGACTTCTCGCTGGACTTGGGGCACAGGGTGGCTTGACTGCATCTGTGATCTTCCCGTCTGTCCCTCTTCGTAAGCAAGACTCTTGGGGAACTCCCAAGAACCTTGAATACACATATTGGGGAGCTTGGACTGGCAAGACAACCAGAGACGTCACATTTAACCCGGCTGTTCTTGATATGGTCAGAGTTCGTCCAAAAGGCTTGCAAACAAACCCAGCCAGCACTGCTCACGATCTTCAATCAAGTCCAACTCAGGACCGAGCACAAGATGATCCTTTGGTCATCTCTTGGCACTTCTCCTTAGATGATCTTTCAGGATCAGCCGGCGAAGGCTTCGAGTTTGTTTCTGGATCTCGTCAGTTGGTTGGCACAGCTAACCAAAGCTTTACCGCTGCGCAGACATCTTACTCGGCATCTCTTGCTGCCGGACTAGATCGTTTTACAACGGTCCTACACGGCGGCTTTGAAGGCTTCGATGTTACTGAGAAAGACCCCTTTAGAAATACAGGGTTCAGTTCGGCAACAAATGAAAAGACTTCTTATCAGTTGCATACTCTGAAGAGAGCAATTAATATTGTTTCTGATCCAGAGGACGCACAGTACAACGTTGTCACGTTGCCTGGCATCATTCAGAACAATGTTACTCAACACTTGATTGATGTTACGGAGGATCGTGCAGATTCTTTGGCAATCATTGACATTGATAACATTTACACGCCAGACTCTGAAGGAACACAAAGTGTTTCTGCAAGAAACGCTGCGACAGTTAAGCAAGCTTCTGACACTCTTAAAGATAGAAATATCAATAACAGTTATGCTGCTGCTTATGCACCTTGGGTTATGATCCAAGATAACATTAACGCAAGAAGCGTGTGGGTACCGCCTTCGGTAGTTGCTCTTGGGGTGCTTTCAAGCACAGACAAGAAGCAGGGTCCTTGGTTCGCCCCCGCAGGCTTCACCCGTGGTGGTCTCACAGAGGGTGCTGCTGGCTTGCCAGTGTTGGATGTTTCTAGAAAATATACACAAGATAACAGAGATGACCTTTATGAGGCAAACATTAACCCAATCGCTAAGTTCCCCGCTGAAGGAATTGTGGTCTTCGGACAAAAAACCCTCCAGCAGACAGCTTCGGCGCTTGACAGAATTAATGTTCGTCGCCTGATGATCTATCTCAAGCGTGAGATTTCATTCATTGCTTCAAGACTCTTGTTTGATCCCAATGTCCAAACAACTTGGGACAGGTTCAGACGCCAAGCTTCTGTTGTGCTTAATGATGTTAAGTCTAGGTTCGGAATTGATGAGTTCCGCCTCGTTCTCGACGAGACGACAACGACTCCTGACCTAATTGACCAAAACGTCATTTATGCCAAGCTGTTGGTTAAGCCGACTCGTGCGGTTGAATTCTTCGCCATTGACTTTGTTGTTACAAACAGTGGTGCGAGTTTTGAGGATTAAAATTTAGTTTCATAGCTACTTATTAAGGGAGAAATATAAAAATGGCAATCAGTTGGGCTCAAGCCGGAGTTGATCCAAAAAGAAGATTTAAGTTTAAACTTAAGCTAGGTGATGTGGCGGAGTACTATGTCAAAACGGCAACAATGCCCAAGGCAAATGTTTCCACAATAGAACATAGCTACTTTGATTACAATTTTAAGTTCCCAGGTCGTGTTACTTGGGACCCGATTACGGTAACGATGGTCGCTCCATCTCAGGGAATTGAAGACCCAACAGACTTACTCTATGATTACTTTAGAGTTGCTGGATATTTCTTTCCCGATGAGTCCCCAGGCTTGACTGCTAATTCTCTTTCTAAGCAAGGATTTAGTGATGCTTTTGGTGGCGACCCTCAACTACAGTTGATGGATGGCAGCGGAATGGTCATTGAGGAATGGACTCTCCGTAATGCTTTCTTAACAAATGTGGATTACGGTGGTAGTTTAGATTATACATCGGATGAAATGCTTGAGCTTTCAATGGAAATCTCATTTGATTGGGCACAGAAGACACAATCAGGCTAAACATCCGACAATTGTTTCTTAAGAAAGGTTTTAAAATATGAGCAGAAATGAAGGACGCTTCAGTGCAGCCGAGGGTTCCCCAACTCCAGAGGACGAGGGGACTTCGGCTGTTGCTGCATCTGCGGCAGGTTCGCAGTTTAATTGGGCATTGCCCACAGAATTTGTAGAATTACCAAGTAAAGGTAAGTTTTACCCACCGGGACACCCTCTCCACAATGAGACAACGGTGGAGATAAAATATATGACCGCAAAAGAAGAGGACATTCTAACGGATCGTGCTCTTCTCAAGAAGGGTGTAGCCATTGATCGAGTTCTAGAGAACTTGATTATAGATCAAAGAGTTAAACTTAATGATCTTTTGATCGGAGACAAGAATGCGATTCTCGTAAAGGCGA